TGAACCTCCCAACCATACTTCTTGAGATTAAAGTCTCCGTATCCTACTAAACCGTCTAGCTTTCTATCTGACTCAATAGCTCTTTGAATACGTTGCTCATGGTTTCCTATCAAGAATATCTTTTTAGGTTTCCATAGTTTCTTTTTATCTCTTCTTTGTTTAGCTTGTTCTGCAATGATAGGCTTCATGAAAGTATCCATCGCTAAGTTACCAGCTTTGATATCTTCATTGTATGTCCTACCTTCAAACGACTTCTTACCAACATCATAGATACTCAAACTAGGCATATCCCAATGGTCTCCTAGATGAATTATGACATCAGGTTTAGTTTTAACTGCGTACTTACCTGCCCATTCTAAATGCTCAAATGAGTTACCAGGTTTGCATTGAGTGTCAGGAATTACCAAATGTCTCATTTGTTCCCCTCAAGTAAGTTAATAAAATATACTGCATCAATAACTGCTAGTGGTTGTGAGTGATTCTGCTTTATTATAACTACTGGCTGTCTGTCTTCAGGACAGTTATCCACAGCCTGTGCATAAAAGTTATACACAGCTATGCTATCCCTAGACTTACACTCAACTGATATTCCTAGTTGATCTCCAGCAGCTTGAGAAAACAGAATGTCCTCGCCACCAGCTCCCATACTGGTTGATCTTACATCGTCCTTGGAAAAGGAAAATCTGTCGATGAGTTGATCTCTGAACCATTGTTGGAGCTTTCTTCCTTTAGCTTTGGCACTTTGCGTTTTAATGGCTTTCTCCCAATAGTTAAGAATTTATCAAGTGTTACTCGTTTAATGCTCTTGATCCATCCTTTAGGTATATGTATTCTTGAGTTGGATTGTTCATAAGACAGAGCTGCTGCTAGGCATATAGCATCGTCTGTTTCATCAACAATAAACCCTATACTGAGACATGGATGAACATCTACTTTTGCTGCTGTTTCCCATCCAGAATCAGATAGAGCGTCAACCCATTGAACATAGCCTATTGTGAAGTGCTTGGCGGTTTCCAAAGCTGATTCTCTTGTCTTCTTATCCACAATAACCTCGCTCGTTCTGTTAGTTTATCAAGATCACCTTCATATTTATCTAACACAGTTTCAAAAAGTTGTTGCTCATCATCACAGTCTTTTAGTATTTTCTCTGCCTTCTTAGGTCCAATACCTTTCAATCCTGGGATGTTGTCAACTCTGTCACCTGTTAGGATTTGAGTGTAAAAGTTCTTAATAGCCTCCTGTTCATTAACATAATACAGATCACCTTTGACGAAATTATAGTGCCATCCTTTTAACATATTTAGGTCTTTATCTATTGACATAATGCAATAAGTATCTTCAGGCAGTTTATACGCTTCAATTCCTATTGCATCGTCAGCTTCTTGACCTTCTATAAGTTTAAAATACCACTTGCTCATGAGGTACTCACGCAGGGAATCGTAATGAATAGGCTTTCTAGCTTTCTCACGATTCCCTTTGTAAGCACTTTCTGTAGCAATCTTGTCTCTGTAATTAGACTTCCCTGTGATGAATCCAACATAAGATTCTATTCCATCAAGTTCAATAAGACCCTCGATAAAATGTCCCATGCGTGAGAGAGCGAACTTCTCATCTTCTGGATCATCAACAGAGAAACCTATACGATAGACAAGTATATCTCCGTCAATGAGTGCAGTAGCATTATTCATTGACTTTGACACAGTTACAAGGCTTCTAGACTGTCCTCTTCAGCCTCAGAACCAGTGTACTCAATGAGATCAGTAACAATTAGTTTCTTAATCCCAGGAGAGACACCATCCTTACCTCTGAACGTGTACTTATACGGATTGATAATAGCTACACCTTTCGAGCCATTAGCCACCTTACAAGTCACTGGAGAGCCGTCAGACATCACAGTCGTGATAGGATACTCTTTGGACTTAGCTACAATAAAAAAGCCTTGTCCATCTTTCTTCTTGACAGGGATGCCAGCTTTCTCTATTCTCTTAATAGCTTCATTAGAGAGATTACAGAGGTTGACTTGATAACGCTCAGACACTTTGTTGGGTGTATCTAATGAAGCCCACATGATGTCTGCTTTTACTTTGAAAGGACTTAAATCTAAAGTTGCCATAAGTTTCTCCTTAGTGTGTTTCTGCCCAATTAGTACCAATTTTAAAGTCACCGTCGAGTGGGCAGCGTAGCCCGAGCGATTGACCTGCTTCCTGAATTGCCTGTATTCCAGCTTGACCTACAGATTCAGCAAGTTCTTTCGTAGTTTCTATCTGCCATTCGTCATGAACATTAGCAACAAACGAGCCAGATATTATACCACAATTTAACTTCTTATGCAATAATTCCAATGCTTTTTTCATAACTATTGCACCTGCACCTTGCAGCAAAGTGTTCAGTGCTGCGTGTTGTGATCTTACTTTTAAGCGTCTACCATCAAGCCCAGGTAGTGAGCCTTTCTGAGCAAACTTGTCTACCTTCCTTCTTAGTTCTTTTAAGGCTGGAGTGTTTGCTAGAAAGCTGTCTATGAGCTGCTTACCTTCACGTTCACCTCCTCCTACAATAGAACCAATCTTAGCTGGTCCAGCACCGTACAAAAACGCATAGATAAACGTCTTTGCTTGATCCCTATTAGTTAGTCCTGCTGCTTGCATATTCTTTGTGTGAATGTCTCCTGTTAATATCTCATTGGTGTAGTCATCATCCTGCATATAATGAGCTAGCATCCTCAACTCAAGACCAGAGGCATCAATACCAACCAATGCTTTTCCTTCCTCAACAGTCCAGCATGAACGACACTCAGCACCATATGGACTACCTACTCGTGGGACTTGAGCCATGTTTGGCTTGCTATGAGTCATTCGTCCCGTGACTGCTCCGTTGGTGATGACCTGACCGTGTACCCTGTCGAGGTTATCCGCATGGTCAATCCACGATTCAACTTGAGCCACCCGTTTCTGAAGCAATAAATACTCTTCAATGAAACGAGCTTCAGGGATGTTAACAGTTGATAATACTTTCTCATCTACGATCACTGCTCCTTTCTCTGTGCGTTTCTTTGGCTTCCATCCTAGAGCCATGAGACGTTCAGCTATTTGTTTACGACTACCTGGGTTGAAGTGCTCCACCTTGTCTTTAAGACGCTTTCCTGTCTTCTCGCTATAACGCTCAGTGACTATTGGTTTAAATACTTGTTGGAGTTCTTCTTCGATTTCGTTAAGTCTTTTTCGCCATTGAGCCAAGAGGGACATAACTTTTCTAATGTCAAGTTTGAATCCGTTTTCTTGTTGCTCCTTGACGATAAGAGCGACTTGATGCTCAAGATCAACGGACTGACCCCACTCCAGTAAATCTGCGCTAAGACGATTATATAATGTCTCAGTGACGTTAACGTCCTGCTTACAATAGGAAACCATTTCATCAGTTAATCCTCCATCAAAGTCAGTAAAGTCATCCTTGTAGTTTCCTAGTCTTTTTCCCCAAGCTCTTAATGAGTGCCCATTTTCTAGTGTTGGATCTAGTAGCCTTGACATTACTAGTGTGTCTTGTAACTGGTGAATATCTGTGTTCAAGTTCCACAGCTTCTTCAACACTAGAACATCGAAGCCTATTATGTTGTGACCAATCAAGATACTTGCTTCTGCCAGATAGTTTTGTAACTTTTCTGCTTGCGTCCATACGTTAACCTCCTGCGTACCAATATCTTTAGTAACAGCACACCAGATATGTGTTGCTGTCATATTTGTTTCAATATCAATAACTATTTTTCTCAATGGAGTCATAAAGCGTCCTCCTCTTCGTCGTGCAACTGAACCATGCGTCCATACTCAAGATCATAAAGCAGTCTACACGCTGGACCAGTTAAACCAGAAAAGCGATTCTTCAATACTCGAACGTGCGTTGTGTGCCTCTCTACGGGGTCAGGATCTTGTCCGTTACGTTCTAGACCTATTACTATGTCTGAGAGCTGTGCAATCGCTCCTGAGCCTCTCAGTTGAGCCAGAGACGTAGCTGCGCCTTCCTCGTGACCTTTACCATCTGGTCGCTTCAGGTGTGACACAACAAACAGACAAATGCCAGTTTCTTGAGCCAACATTCTGAGCTTAGTCATGATCTCGTCAATGGCTTTTCTTTCGTCTTGTTTGTCTTGCTGCGCTGACACAACAATCGAAACGTGATCCAAGAAAATATATTGACACTTAAGAGCCTTCGCCATGTAACGAACTCGATTAATAATATTATCAATCTCAGTTGATCCAAAGTGATCGAACAGAAACAACCTACCAGTTCCAAGCGTATGCTCAAAAGACTCTCTAAGCTCCTCTGCGGTATAAGCAACATCAGGTAAATGCAAAGGCTTCCCAGCATACAAAGACATAATAGAGCGTGCTGTCTTGCGTGTTGACTCCTCCAAAAACATTAAGCCTATGTTTTGGTCTGTGTTGTTTAAAACGTGATAGACAACTTCACGAACAAATTGAGACTTACCAAGCCCAGAACCTGCGGTTATGGTGACAAGTTCGCTATCTCTTATCCCATAAGTTAGTTTGTTTAAATTAGAGAACGGATAGTCAACTAGACTTTTCTCAATGGGTTTTGATACCTCCTCCCACATTGTTGAGCCATCGATGATCCCATCAGGAACAAAACGTTCTGATGCCCACCAACAATCAAGAAACTCTTTTTCGTTCTCATCCCTAAGAAAGTCGCAAGCGTCTTTATACTTCTC